GTCCAGGTCCAGTGTGCGCGGGCCCCACTGCTGGCCCTCCTGGCGCACCCGGCCGAACTGCTGCTCGGTCGCCAGCAGTTGCTCCAGCAGCACCGGCGCCGGCAGGTCGGTCTCCAGGGCCACTGCGGCATTGATGAAATCCGGCTGCGCCTCGTTACCCCAGGCGGGCGTCCGGTACAAACGCGATGCCGCCAGCAGACGCGTCTGCGGCAGCACCGCCAACGCGTTGATCGCCGCGCGCAGGGTGGCCTGCGCGTCGCCCAGGTTGGCGCCCAGGCCTACGCAGGC